GCTACTGATGATGTGATAAAATCTGAACCATTTACATTAGATGTAGAAGTAGAAGTATGTTTAATATTAATTACAGTAGATGTTGAACCAGAATATATAAAATAAAATGGGCAATTAATATCCTGTGATAAAGTTTGTAAATCAGCAACTGTGCATACTCCACCTCTTATTTTTAAATGAAAAAAGTTTTCACTAACATTATCATTAAAATCAGTTTGAGTATAATCTTCACTTGATGAAAAATGATATTCTAATTCACAAGGATTAGAACCAGAAGATAAATCAGATACTCCATAATACATAAGAGAATTTGTTGGTTCAACAAATGGAGTTACTAAAGTATTATAATTAGCAGTATGAACTTGTGCCAAATTAACTAAAATTTGATGTGAATTTTCCTTTGCTACTATATTTAAATTAGGAACTTTTAAAAAATCAGCTAATCCTTTATATCTAATTAAATCTAATTCATTATATCTTATAGGATTTTGTGGGTAATACTGAATACCTTGTGAAAAAGCAGATAAATCAATTTTTAAATCAAAGTAATTTTTCTTTAATTCTAATACAGTATTTTTAACTGTAATTTTTTGAACTTTATTAAATCTAACTTTAGTATAATGAACTACATCAGAACCATTTAAAACATAAGTAATAGCTAATAATAAATACTGTGATATAGCATCAGGTTGTTTAAAATAGATTCTTTTTGTAGTAGAATCAAAAAAATCAACTACAAATTCTTCATTATTTTTTAAAACATTACCTGTTATTTCATAAAGAGAAATATCAAATCTATCTCCACTTTCTAAAAAATTCCAGTTTTCACTAATTTGTATCCAATTATCTGAAGATGAATATTGAGTAATATTATGATATTGATTTAAAGCAGATGTATATGAAGAATCATCAGATTTTAATATATTTTTAGATGTTATAGTAGGACAAGCTGTAATATCTACTATTTCTTCAGTTGAACTAACTTTATCAGATACAAAAAATTCATCATTGTAATTCATTCCATCAGTAGCTTGAATAACAATTTCACCCATTAAAATTAATGCTCCCACTCCTTGTAATACATCAGCATCTCCTTCTTCTAATTGAAGATTAATAAAAAAATTATTATTAGGAACTTTAGTATAAGGATCTGCTAAATGTGGAGAGTGTAATGAACTAGCTAAAGAAAAAGTAAATTTATCTGACCATTCTGCAATAGTAACTAAATCCCCATCAAATAAATTTTTTCTTATTTTTTGTAATTGAGCAGTATCTTTATTTTCAGTTTGAAAATTAGTATAACCTGAACCATCAGGGAAATTTAAAATTTGTAATCTATAATAGTTAGTTCCAGATACATATTCAATATATCCCCATACTCTTGTATTATTCCATCTATCAGATCTTATTGGATTAGTTACTATTCCTTTAATATCTAATTTACCTAAAGCAATAGGTTTAGTCTTATCTGTTAGTTCTAAATTTTGAGTATCTTTAACAATTCCTGAAGTATATTCAGTATTATATTCAACTAATCTATCTTCTGGAACTTCAGAATAAGTAGTAAATTTATTTAAAGTAATTTTAGTAGTTAAATCAGATACTTCTTTTAAAGTAATCTCTATTTTATCACTTATTTTAATTTCATCAAAAATACCAGTAGCAACTAATACTTCATCAGAAGCATCTTCAGTTGATACATAAAATTCAATTTTTTGGTTTAAAAATATCTTATTATTAAATAAATCAGTTAAAACATCATCAACATTATTTAAAGTTAATTTATATGATGATTGAACAATTACTGAATTATTAATAGGATCAATTTCTTTTTTAAAAAAAGGTATAGAATCCAATCTAATATCAGGACTTGTGCCATCACTAAACTTTTTAAAGTTATCTGCATATAATACAGATTTTAATACTCCTGTATCAATATAAAATACTTTAGCAAAAGTAATTACTCTATTTAATGGATTTTGTAATTCATCTAATGTAGTTGCCATTTATTCCCCGTTTATTTATATTCATTTAGCTTAATTGGTATATCAAAAAAATCAACACTTGTCTTATTAGTTAAATCATATTTTACATCAAAAGAGTATAATCCACCCATCTCTGTATTTACTAATCTTGTTCTATAAGTAGATAAGTCATTAGCTGTATCTATATTGCTTAATCCACTTGAAGCTTCACAATAAGGAAAGAAGTAAAATGGACAATTCATATTATTTTTATGAATATTATAATCAAATTTAATAGCATCAGATTCAGTTAATAAGCTCATTTTTGTCTCAAAAGACTTATTATACTCATTAACATCTAAAAATACAACCCCTGTCTTTTTACTTTGATTATAGATACTTAGGTTATTTCTTTGAAATTTAATCTCATCATCAATATAAACATTAAAAGAATTAGTAAAAGTTACATTAGCTATTTCTAATTGAGGAGTAGAAGCTAAAAATATATAAAATGAAAAAGTATAATGAATAGTTGTAGATGGAGTAGTATTATTAACATAAGATAATTTATCTAATCCAAACCATTTAAGCATTTCAGAATCTATAACAAATATTCCTTCATTAATATTATAGTTATTAGTTACCATATTATGAACAGTTGTAGATGAGGTATTTCCAGCAACGACAGCAGTTTCAACAGCATCAGGAACTACATCATAATCATTAACTACCCCATAAACTGATGTATTTGGTGCAAATGTAATTCTTTTAGTAATTGAATTAGTAGAAGTTAATGAATTTGCATCATCAACTTTATAAGTATATTCAAATCTAAAAGCAGCATTTTTAATAGAATCAATATATGCTTTATCTAATTTATTTAATTGAATAACTATACCATTAAATGCTCTATCTTTTCCTATAAAATAAGATGATTTAACTTCCATAGTAAAACCACTTCTTGAAGTAGTTGTAGATGCTATTGGACATTTCATAGTTTTAGTTATAGAAGCATTTAATAAATTATTTACATTAGTTAAAGCCCCTGAATCTGAACGAGTATCAACATATTGTGGTAAATAAGATTTAAATGATTTAAATTCAGCTACTGTATTAGAATTAGTTTCAGTTCCATTTAATCTTGCTGATGTTAAGTAATTTAAATAGTAATCCCAATATGAAGGAGCTGTTTCAACATAGTCATTCATATATCCAGGTTGTGATCTATTTAATAGAACTTTATTAACATATTTATTTACTTTACTATTTAAATTAAAAAATTTACTAATCATATTATACCAACCTTAAATTATTTGTTCTGTTAATCTCTTTACTTATTAATGTTCCATCAATATAAATCATTTGTGGTTGAGTCATTGTATTACCAATATTTTTAAGTAACTCAACAACTACTGCACTTCCCATTCCAGTATTATTACCTAATACTCCTTGCAAAACTCTCATTTCTTTTTGATTTAATACTGATTCTCCAGCATTAATATATGCTGGTATTTTATCTCCATAAACTGATGAACCATTAACTCTTGAATCAGCCCCAATATTATATCCACCATCTGCAAATTGTATTCCTGCAATCTGTGCTATATTATTAGCTGTTGCAACTGCTGCAATACCAGCAAATACTGCCCCTAAAATTGGACCACCAGTTAATGAACCAAATCTATAAGAAGATGATATTGCTTCATAACCTTCAATAGTAGCTTGTTGAATAGCAAATGCTTTACCAACAGTAGCTAATGCTTTATTATTACTATTTTGTAAAGATAGAGCTGCTTTATAGAATGCTGCCTTATCTTTAGTTTTTTGGTCATCAGATTTTTTACTAATTTCAGCTTCTTTTTTAGCTTTAGCAACTTCAGCATCAGATTTATTTTTTTCAGAAGCTGTTTTATAAATTTGTCTTGCTTGATCATTTTGTATTTCTGCTAATACTTGATCGTCCATTAGTTTATTTTTCTTTATTTGAGCATCTCTTTCAATCTCTAATTTCTTATCTGCTAATAATTGAGCATTATCTATACTTGTTTTAGCCGCTTCTAATTCAGCATCATAAGATTTTTTAAATTCATCACCAGATAAAAAGCTTGTTTCTCTTTGTTTTTCTACTACTAATTGAGCTTTTTTAATCTTTTCATCTAAAATTAATTGGTCATTAACATTACTTGCTACTGCTCTTTCTTGTTCTAATTTATCTAATTCAATATTAGCTTCTTTTCTTGCTTTAATTTCTTCTTTAGTAGGATCAGGTTTATTATTAAATTTTTCTTTTGGCTTATTAGAATATCCAGCAGGTTCTCCACCTGAATCAGCCAGAACTGAATCAATCATAGATTGTCTTGCTTTAGTTATTTCTTTTTGAATTTCTGCTATTCTTTTTTTAGCTTCATTCATCTCATTATCAGACATAAAAGTAAAACCAGCACCAGTTGTAGTAGCTGATTTTAATCTTGTTTCTAACATATTCATTTCATTAGATAAAGCCTTTACAGAAGTAGTATCAAATGATTTAGATAATTGAGAAGCTAACCCACCAATTAAATCAGTAGTAATTTCAATAGCATTAGCAATAAAACCAAATACACCTTTTCTTTTTTCTACTTCTTCAGCAATATTAATAAAAGCTTTAGTTATATCAGTTATTGCTCCAGTAAATGCAGGATTTTCAATAACAATTTTACCAAATGCTTTTCCTAAATCTTGAGTAGCAACTTTCATTATAGATAGCTTACCTTCAGTTCCTTTTTGAGAAGCATCTAATTCAATATTCTTTTTATTAAAATAATCAATTGCAGCTCCTGCTCTTAATTGTTCTGCTGTAAAAGCTTTAAGTTCAGGGTTCATTTTTCCTAATCTACCAATTGAACCTGTTAATGTTTGAAGTAATTGTTGTTGAGCAGTATTTACATCAGTTCCCATTACATTAGCTAATTTCATTGATGAAGTAGTTAATTGTTTAGCTTGATCATTAGAATAACCTAATTGTTTAGCTAATGCAACTTGATTTAATATTGATTCATTACTTGTGCCAGTTAGTTTTTCTAAACCAGAAGCAAATTGTTGAAAATCATCTGAAGCTTGTTGAGAATATGATCCTGTTATTTTTAATGCATTATTTAATTTAATTACTGCTGTTTCTTCAACTGCTGCATCTGCAATAGCTCCTTTCATATAGTCAAAAGCCGCTGTAACAGCTTTAACTGCTAAAACCATACCACCAATAGCCAGACCTGCTTTTAAAGCAAATCCACCTACTCCAGAGCTTCCATCAAATGCATCTCCACCAGTATTTTTAGCATTAGCTAATGAGTCTTCTAACTCTTTATTTTTTTTGATTAGGGCATCAACTTCCTTTCTTGAAGAAGCTGTCGTAATGTTAATGTTAATATCTACATCTTTTTTTGCCATTTATATACCCTTTTTTACTTCTTCTTGTGCTTTTTTAATTTCTTCGGCTCTCTTTTCCTCAATAAAATTATTAGTAATTTTAATCATTTGGATAGTTTTAGCATACATATTATCTGCTTTATATATGTATTGTTTCGGAATTGTTAGGTGTTTTTGGTAATATTCATTAATCTCTAATATAGAATGAATTTTATAGTCAAAAAAGTTACATACACATCTTGTATAAATGATATTTGAGTGTCTTCCAAAGTTAGTAAAGTTCTTTAATTTAGAAAAGCAACCATTAACTATTCTTATTCTATCAATGTCTTGTTGAGGCATTAACTTACCCATCTTAATGTATTTTTGTTTTTCATTACATTGATATTTCTTTTCAAATAGATATTTCAGTGATGCAATTATTAATGTATAATCTAAATCACTGATATTATTAAGATGTTTGCATTGAATAACAAGATAGTATTCCCAATCTTTTAATTTAGATAGGTTTATATTATAAGAGCTAATTAATCTTTTTTTTTATCATCTTCAATATCAAATTCAATACCATCTGGAATAGATGATTTTAAATTAGTATAGAAATTAACAATTTCAGTAGAAAAATCAATTTTTTTAGATAGTTGAGTTAATAGACGATTAATAACAACATAAGAAGCTAAATCAATTTCTTTTTTAGTTGAGTCAATAAATTGTGGAGTCCATTTAACTCCATTAACTTTAACACCTTCTACATCTTTTATAACAGAGCAAATTAATCTCTGAACATAAAGTGCAAGAGCTTGATCTTTTTCTTCTTGTGTGGGGTAATAACGAGTTAAAACAGATTCAATATAATGTTCCTGTTGAGTGTCGCACCCTTCTAAATGAATTTTGATATTCCCAAATTCTAATACTTTTTTAGGAAATAAGATTGATTTTAAATCTAATTCTGTCATAATGTCCCCTGTTTAATACCCCTTTCTGCTTAATATATGTAAAAAAACCCATTAATTATTAGTTAATGGGTCTTATAGGGTTAGAAAGGCATCGGGGGATAAACCAACCCTATTTCTTAAAATGTTGCGATAACAGGAGAATCAGCTTCAGTATTTGGAACTAATTTAAAAGTAACTTGATCCACCATTAAACCATCTTTATCTGCTACTTCACAAGCAGTAGATTTTACGATAGGTAAAAAGAATGCAACTGCTTCAGCAAATTCACCAGCAGTAGCTGATGGGTTATAGATTCTTGCAAATAATGAATATTCAGATTCATCTAATTTAAAATCAATAGCTGCTTGGTCTTTATATGGGTCAATTTTTCCTGTAACTTTATATTTACCAGTTCCTCTTGATGATACTTTACCATTAGTTGCACATAATGATTTTTTAATAGATACTGTTTGTTCCATATCTAATGAAAATGAATTAAGCATTAACTTAACACCATTTTTATAAATACAAGCTTCTAATACTAATGGAGGATTATTATTATCATAAGAAGTAGTTGGAGTTAATGGAGAACCTTCTAAAACATCTTCAAAATCTAATCCAGTTAAAGAAAAAATAAGTGAAGCATATTCACCAGTTGAATAGTTATTTAATTGAATTTTTGAAGTTCTTAATCCACTCATCTTTTCAGATACTTGACCACCTTCTAATATTCTTCTTGCTGATAATGTTTGATTAACAGTTTTATCAAGAACAAGAACTTGTGATTTAGCTAATTGAACTAAATCAGCAGGAGCAGAAGCCATTGGAATAGCTAATGTAATTGAAGTTGAACCAACAGCAGACACTGGACTTAAATGAAAAGCTCCAGCCTGACATACTTGAACAACATCATTAACTTTAAATTTTAAAGCATTAGGTGCTGACATATTAATTATAGTAGTTGTATGAGCAGTTGTTGATGTAACTCTTGAAGTTAATCCTCTATTTTTAAAACCAAATGATTCAAGCATTTTTTGAAATTTAGGAGCAACACCTTCAGCAGAACCAGCTTTTAATTCAACTGGAACTTCTAACTCTATGTTTTTGCTTGATAATCTTAAATCAGTTCGTAATCTATCCCCTGACATAACATCTCTTTCTTTTGTTTCTCTGGTTTTAGTTACTTTAGCTCCATCAGCTAATGTTTCAATATAGTCAGATCCAGCAGGTTCATTAAATGTTCCTTCTGTTACTTCTGCTACTAATCCTAATAAACTGTATTCTTTTGTAATGTCACTCATAATTTTATCCCTTTTTGTTGTTAATATTTATAGTTATTATCTGCTTAATATATGTAATCCTTCTATATTATCCGTTATTTACATTAATATTTACTTTAACTATTGCTCTACATACTAAAGTTCCATTAATTTCATTAACTTCTGCTCTATCAAATTCTTTTACAATTCTTACATTCTTCATAAAATAGAATTTAGAGACTCTTAAATGTCTTCTAACATTTTCCATCTGTTCAATTAAAGATAGTTCAGCTATTCTTTCAAAATCATCTCCATCTCTATTTTCAAAATCAGTAGTTATTTTAATTTCAAATTCAACATCAACAGTTTCCATTCCTCCAACTTTTTCTTTTGTAATAGACTCATTTAAAGCTCTAATTCCGAATTGATTAGCATTAGAATAAAAATCATTTTTAGCTACATCTTTAAAATATTTTAATGGTTGATAATTAGCACCTAAATTAGCCTGTAATCCAACACTTGCAGTATCTACCATCTGTTTAATATAGTCTAAATCTAATTGATTAATTGCACCTAATATTCCAGTTTTAGTTCCTGAAGCATATACGATTCCATCATATACTTTTTCTGGTGTAGGATAATCACAAGAACCACCTACTAAAGTTCCTGTTTTATTTTCATTAAGATTCTTATATGCAAATCCTAATTCAACTTTAGCAGGGTCTAAATTATCATTAAAATCAGCTCCAATATCTGTTCCTGTAACCGATACATCTTTAATAGTTTTAGTAACTCCAAATTTTAAATCAGAAGCTAATATAGTATCAGTAACTGCTTCAGTATGTGTTCCAGATTTAGCAACTGAATTAATTTTATAATTAGTTCCAGTTTTTACATTACTTATGCCAGGGTCTGTTGATTCTAATGTTCCTAACTTATTATTAGTAGCACTATTAAATTTATATGCAACATCTTTTAAAACATTAGCTTCTCCAGCATCTGAATATAATCCAGCTTCTGTATAAGTTCCATTTTTAGTAACTGTATTATAAACATATGAAGTTCCAGTCTTAACATTAGATTCCAATGGGTCTGAGAATCTATCAGAGCCATCATAAGAGCCAAATACCCCATCTCCTCTATCAGTCCCTATCTTAACTAAAGAAGCTGTTAAAAGGGCATATATTGATGTTCTTGTTCCTGTTTGTAATACACTATTAGCATACCAAGTAATACCTGATACAACATCAGTAACTGATGGTGAAGTATCTCTTTTAGTCCCTGTTTTTGTAGCATTATCAAATACTGTTCCATAATTAACATTAGCTATTGCTGGTAAATCTAAAGTTCCATTAGTTGTATTTCCTCTATCTACTCCTAATCTAACATCAGCAGCATTTAATAAAGCATAAATATTAGTTCTTGTTCCAGTTTTTAAAACAGATTCAATTTTATAAGTTACTCCAGATACAACATTTGTAACTCCTGGATCCGTAGATTCTAAAGTTCCTGTTTTAGTTAATCCATCATAAGTAATTCCTAATTTAACATTTGCAATAACAGGTAAATCTAATGTTCCATTATTTCCATCGCCTAAAGCAACTCCACTTCTTACATTATTAGCAGATTGTAAAGCATATATAGATGTTCTTGAACCAGTTTTAGATACTGAATTAATTTTATAAGTTGTTCCAGATACTACATTAGTAATTCCAGGGTCAGTACTTTCTAATGTTCCTGTTTTAGTTGCTCCATCAAAACTAACTGCTAACTTAACATCAGCAACTGATGGTAAATCTAAAGTTCCAGTTTTAGCATTAGGTGCTACATCATAATTAGTTCCAGTTCTAACATCTGTAATAGCAGGTATTACTAATGTTCCTGTTACTGAACCAACTACAACCCCTGCTCTTAAATCATAATTATTAGGAGTAGCTCCACCAGCACCATAATTACTTTCGTATCTACCAGTATCTAAATTTACTGACATTGGACTTGTTCCAATACAATAAGTTATTGCATTTGAATTTGATGTATCTAATTTACAATAGTTAGCATTACCATAGGTAGTTGATAAAAATGGAGAACCAGATAAATTTGGAGAAGTTCCAAATCCTTCAATAAAGTTAGTTAATCCAGTAGTTAATCCAGTAAAGTTACCATAATAAGGATTATTTCCAACTGCAATAAATTCATTATCTCCTACTGTTAATGCAGAACCTTTGTATAAATACATTGAACCAGTAGATTTTTCAGACATACAAATATTATCAACAAATAATGCAGAAGTAGTTGTAGTAGAGTTTTTAGTAAATATAGCACAACCTGTATAAGTATTTGCTCCAAGGTCAGCCCTAATAATAAATGTATTATTTCTAACATTAATAGGAGAACCAGATTCAATAATTAATCCAGAGGTATTTGCTCCAAATCTACACTCAAAAATATTTCTTTCAAAAGTAGTAGAAGCAGAAAATACAGTAAAATTGGTAGATATAACAAATCCTTTAAAAGTATTACCTGAAAAAAAGCCAATGTTTCCAGGAGAAAAAATATAGTTATTATCATCACCTTCAAATATACAATTATAAAAAGAACCTTTTTGTGAAGAACCAGTCCCTGCCATAAAGTTATTTGTTCTTTGTGCTTGTGTAGTAGATCCACCTGTTCTTTTAAAAATAAATTTACAACTATTAAATGTAGTTCTAGCATTTGAAGTAGTAGGAGAGAAAAAAGCAATAGTTAAATCTCCATTAGATCCGAAGTCAAATGTTTGATCCACATTTTTAATAGAGTTTAATACCCCACCTGTAATAGTCCAAGAAAAAGCACCAGAAGGCTTATTATAAACATTTACTGGATTAGTAGTATCTGTTGTATAGTTAGTCCATAGAATATTTACAGAAGTAAATGTAGTATTAGCAGTAGCAGTGCTCCATACATAATCTACACCAGTAGCCTTTTGTCTAATTATATCCCCTGCAACTAATGTAATAGCTGGAGCTGTACTAAATCCTTCAAGTGTAGCTTTTGCAGTCCCTGTTGATGTTCCATTATTTGAGTTACTACCACCGACATTATCAACATAATATGTAGCCATTAGTTAATCTCCCAAGGAAAAGTAATAGTTGATTTTAAATAGCCATCTTCAAGTATTTCAATATAAGATTTTAATTCATCTTTATCTACTACTAATAAAGCATTACCATCTTGTAATCTTTTAATTGCTTCTTCTTTAATCTTTAATTTAATATCTGCTGTTAATTGTTTCATATCCCCACCTTTTAATTATCTTGAAAATGACCCTTTAGAAATTGATAAATTTTCTTCAACAATATCTTTTTTACCATCTTTATTCATATCAATAGTTAATTTTCTACCATTCCATAATTTAAATACTTCATTAAACTTATCTAAATATTCTTGTGCCTTTTGAGAATACATATCATCTTTTTCATCACTTCTATTTGAGAATATTTTATGTAAAGAATAGAATGTAGCACAATCTCTAATTTCGTCAATATCAAATATATCAAATGGCACAAAATCTTCAGCATATATAAATGTTGTATCTGTTGGAATTAGTGCATTAATAGTTTGATATTTATAAAATCCAGAGTTATTAATTTTTCTTAAAATAAAATCTCTTGCTGCTGTCATTGATAAGATATGACTATTTAATCCACGAGGATAGAAATTTAATAGTGCTGGTTCTTCTGCTCTTAAATCATCTTCACAACAGAAAAGGCAAGAAATTCCATTAGTTATCATAGCACTTGTATTAGCACTAACGGTTAATTTAATCCAAAAAGCAGATACTCCATTAATAGTAGTTTCTTTATTATTATAAGCATCATCAGATAAATAAACAAAATTAGATTTTTTAAGTCCTTTAGTTTCGTCAATATTAAAACAATCTACAAAACTTGTGCCATTAAATATTTGTGTAGATAATACTGAAGCATTTGTATTAGCAGTTTTAAGCTCAATAAATAGGTTTTTAACTGGTTTATAGTATCCAATATAAAGAACATCAGTAGTAGCTAAAGTCATTGCTACTTCCTCAATACCTATCTTATATGCTACATTAGAATAGTCAGTAGTATTCTTATAAACAAATAACATTTTATTTTTTAGTTTCATCTTCTTCCCCTTTTTTTAATCCATTTAAATCAGGTGCTTTTGATTCAATCCATTTTTGAAAATAACCAGCAATTGGGAATCCCATTTTACCAGCATTTTGAAGAATAGAAAAGAAATGATAAAAACCAAATGAGCTAATAAAAAAGTTAGCTACTGATTGTCCTTCCATTCCATATTGTTTCCAAAAAGCATTTATACTTAATGTTGCAAATAATATAACAATAAACATTCCTGTATCTTTAATCTTACCTAAAAACATTTTAGGGTCAAATTTTTTACCTTCATAATTAAATGAATGATATAACCCAATCACCATATCTAAAGCCATTATAATTACCAAAGCTTGAAGCATTGGAAATGAAGGCTCAAATAGTTTAAAAACCGCTGAACTTGTTAAACTTAATATCATTTTATATAGTCTTTCCTGCATCTTTAAACCCTTGTAATTTATCTTATTATCTGCTTAATATATGTATAAAAAAAAAGGGGCATCTCTGCCCCTTAATTAAGTCGTTAATTCATCTAAGAATTATGCTGATAAAAGAGCTGCGAATACTCCAGATTGAGTAGCTTTGCAACCAAAAATTTCAGATAATGAATAGATAGTTGAGTGAGCAAGAGCATCTGGTTGTGAGAACATAACCATATCACCTTGAACAGCCCAAGCACAAGCAGCTTTATGAAGAGCTACCGATACACCAGAAATTGCAGTTGATCTTACGATTGTCATACCTGCACAAGTTCCAATTACTCCAGAAGCAATTGAATTAGCTCCTTGAACATTGAATGGAATGAAAAGTTTTGATTTTTGTAATTTAGCATAGTCTGCTGCATTAGCCCAAAAGAATCTGTCTTCTGAAGGAACTTTAGCTGCATCAAGAACTGCTCCTAAATCTACAAGGTCATTATAGATGTCAGCAGTTGGAGTAACTTTAATAGCTGCTGAAGCTGCTAATATTGCTGCATAAATAACATTGTCCATTTCTAAACCAATAGCTCTCAAAATTTCTTTTGTAGAAGATTCCATTGTATTTAGTATGTGTTGTTGTTCAGAGTGAATATTCACTGGAAATGCATCTCCTAAAACTTTATCAAGATTTAATACATCTAATGAAGTTGATTGACCAACTGAATTAAATGAAGCACCGATTGCTTTGTTTTGAGCAGTTCTTGGTGATAATTTTGGATAAGATACTGTTGATGCACCTTTTACTGCATATTGTGATACATCTGTAACACAAGCGATAAGTTTAGATGCTTGAGCTAATACCAGTTCATAGTCTGGAATAATAACTGCTAATGAAATTGCGTTTGTTGCTGCCATAAAAATAATCTCCTTTAAGATTGTTAATAATTAATAATAATACTTACTCTATCTGCTTAATATATGTAAAGCTTAAATCAATCCAGCTTTCTTTGCTCTTTCAGCAAATGTATCACCAGAACCTGATGCTTTTCCTTTAGCCGCTTCTGCAACTTGTGCAGCATTTGGTTTAAGAACACTCGCACCGTATTTAGTTTTAAAACCTTCTACGGCTTGCTTTACACCATCAGAATTAAATTGGATTGTATCTTTCACAGAAGGATCAACCACAAATTTATCCCAATCAACTAACTTTAAAAAATCATCTGATACTAACTCTGCACCAAGATTAGATTTAAATGCTGATATTTGTTTTTCTCTTAAAACTTTCTTTGACATTTCTGCCTCTTTAAGTTCTCTTTCTTCCACATCAGTTTTAAGTCTGTTCATTTCTGCTTGAGCAATCTCGTATAACTTCTTAAAATCGTTATCTTGTTGTGCTTTAAGTTTCTCTGCTTCTGATTGTTTAGATTCAGAATCTTTAATTCTTTTAGCCAACTCTTTTTTCTCTGCAAGTATCTCATCATTTTTAGCTTTAATTTTAGCATTCTCTAATTTTAAAGTTTCCAATTCAGATAATTCAGTTTTTGCTTCATTTGTGCCACCAGCATTTCCACCTGCATTTTCGCCACTGGCTACTTTTGCATTAGGATCAATTGAAGTTTCATTTAAAGTTCCTGTTTTCGTTTCTATTGTCATAATATTCTCCCCTGTTGTTGTTGCCTTTCTGCTTAATATATGTAAAAAAACAGGGTTTTATCAATCATTATAGGTTCTTCTTTAATGCCTGTTCAATTGCTTTAGCTACTTCTTCAGTAATATAAACTAATTCATCTTCAGATATATTAAAAGCTACTCGTCCATTCTTCTCATTATATTGTGCAACTTCTACCCTATCATTTGGTGGGGATATATTAATTTTCATTCCATTAGTAGATACTTGCATATCTTCAACCATATGTCCAGTCTCTGTTTGATTAGATTTATCTGGTTTAGTATTATTAGATAGCTTACCTTTTGCTTGTTTCTTTTGTCTTGATTTAATAGTAGAAGATTTTAAAGCTTTAAAAGGAACACGGGAACCGCCTAATTCATCTACTCCATCTCCTTCTTGCACTCTTTTAATTATTTTAAATTTTAATGTCTCACCAATTTTAGGTAATGCTTTAGTTATTTCCTGTTCTATATCAGTATTTAATTTTTGTAAATCTTGAATTAAATCGTTTAAATTCATTTAGTTACCCAACTGTGCTGAATTAGCCAACTCTGCCTTTTGGGATGGTGTTAAGCTATTATATAAGTCTGTTAATGTTTTATCTAATTGATTATTAAACTTTTCGTCTTCACTCATAGGATAATTTTTAAGAATACTATTTAAATCCTTTTGAGTAATACCAAGAAAATCTCTGGCTTTTGATGGGTTCTCTGCTCCACCATAACTACCTATTCTATTTCCCTCAACCTTATCATTAATAGGGTCTCCTGACTGATAGCCTATATCTATTGATTCATAACCAACTCTTAATACTTGAAGATTGTTCATCATATCGCCTGATTCTCTTAAATTAACATCAGAAGGTTTTACCCCTTTTTCTTTTGCATAATCTTTTGAATAAGCTTTAAAATTTCTACCTGAATCATTAACTCCCATTTCAGTTCTATCTTGTATCCATTGAACTATATCTTGAGCAATTGCTTCTCTATTAGATTTGTTATATCCTGATGGTATTTTAATTAAAGTCTTTTGTTGTTTAGCCATAACATAATCCCCCGATTATTTTAATCCTCAATAGTAGATGAATCAATAGTTGCTGGAACTGATTTAGCAGTTGTTACATCTGGAGGGTTCATCATATTAGGTTGAGCATTAGGTGCTACTACTTGTGCATTAGTATCAGGTAATTCAAATGATACTTCAATTTCAAAATCAGCACCAAATCTACCAACTGGAGTATCTTCCCCTGCCATCATATTATCCATAATTGCATCGTGCATAATAGCCAATGTTTCCCATAGTTCTTCTTCAGCAGGTTTAAACTGAACTGTTTGTGTCTTTCTATTTTCAAGCATATCATTATCTTTTAAGTTAAGTGATATAGCAGATTGTGCTTTAACAACAACATCAGATGTTTTCATATCATTAATAAATAATGTTTCTTGTAGTATTTTAGCAGCCAAATCAATTGATTTAGAAATATCTAAAGATGATGCTAATTCTCCAATCTCTGGATTAAGTGTTGAGCCTTCTCTACCATTAAGAACTAAAATATCATTTGGGTTAATATTCATATTAGATAAATCTTTATCTATATTCTTAAAGAATCTTATTGGGTGTCCTTGATAATAAGCACACACATTACTATTAGTAAAAATAGAATTAACTTGTATAATGTTTTGTAGTGTATCTCTTGATGCTTGAGGGATTAGATTATAAGCTTCTTTATTAATATAAACAAATGGAGCTACTCCATAAATGTTTTCTTTATATTCTAAAACTGTTCCATCACTATATACAGCCATAAATTCTAAATCTGTATAGATATGAAGTAACTCAACTATTCTAACTTTAGAACCTTCTTTTAATTTACAAGTCTTAATAATTTTAATATATGCTGTTGGTTCATTAGGTTCTACAATATCATCAGAGAATACAAAAAATCTATCGTTAGGGATAGGTCTCATATTAATATTATTGTCTCTATCTTGATATAACTCAACCATAACTGATTTAGATGCATTATAAAAGTTATTAGCATTACCCATATGAGTATTAATATCCAATAGTTTTACATACTTATCTACTAAATCTTGACTTGTCTTTGCAGTTCTTTGAATATCAAATGTATATAGTTGTGACTTATGTTCCACTATCTTTTGTAAATAGTTAATAGCAACAGCCATATCTTTATTATCTTTTCGTGCTTGTGCTGTGCTAAATTTCATAGCTTCTTCTTCCATAATAGATAGAAGATCGCCATTATTTACTCTGTGTAATCGCTCATTATGTTTAAAAAAGTTTTTTAGAGCTTTATACTCTTCTAAAATTTCTTCTAAACTGTTAAAAATATAGCCTGAATTTAGCTGTTTAATCTCTTTCATATTAGTTTTATCCCTTTTAAAATCGTAATCTTATCTGCTTATTATATGTATTAACTTTGTTTTATAGCAGTAATTGAGGCAGGGGCTTTAATGCATTCACAAATTCCGTATCCAGCGGCTGTAGTTACATGCTGATAGCTTTTTGAATCGTCCTCTGTATATGTTGCTCTATCTAATAATCTTGTTAGCTTAAAACCCTCATTAAGAACTTTACATTTACCATAAACATATATTCTAATTTGATTTAATCCATTCTTTAAATAAGCATTAACTGTATTATGTCTTTGTTTAACACCTGGATTACTTTCACGAGAAGCAACTAATTTAAAATCAATTTTTCTATGATATTGTTCTAACATTCTTTTAATAATATCATAATCACAATAAGAATTAGATGATGCATGTTTTGCATAACCAGAACTATCTCCGTGTATTCTATATTTAGTATTATGATCAAATAATCCTCTATTTAACATCTCTTGCATTAATAGTGTAGTATTACCCTGCAATATTCCTTCATCGAAGAAATAAAAAGTATCATTAATATACTGAAAAAAACAAGCACTCATCGGCTTACCTAATGCTGTGTTAAAGTCAAAGGCTACTTCTATTGGATAAGATAGATTAATATTATATTCTTCTTTCTTATAATGTTCTTCGTTATAAGCAAAATAAATACCTTCTCCATAAAGACTGATCCATTTACCTTCAAGGAATCGTTGAACTTCTTTTTGATTATATTTCTTTAATAAGTTTTCGTAATAACCTTTACCCAAAAACGGATTATCTTTAGTTAAAGAATAGTATAAATGAATAGTATAATCAATATATTGAGGATCCCCTTCTTGTCTCACTCCGTTAATATAACCTGCTCTTAACATTAATTCTTGATTAATCCAATGTTCAGGCTCATCTGGGTTAGTAGTTAGAACTATTAGCTTTTCTTCTATGTGATTAAATCGTCCCATTCGCTGACTAATATATTTATAACAATCGCTATTATCGTTTTCAGTTCCTTCTTCTAAATGAAAAAAACTAAATTCTCTTGACTTAAACCTATCAAAATCTTTATCAGCCCAATACATAGAATAAACTACAGATCCATTTGGTAACTCAAATTTATTAGTAGAACGATTATATTTAAATTGTTTTCCTGCTTCCCATTTAGATGGTCTATGTTTTAATAGTAAAGCAACTGATGTATCTCTTAATCTTTTTTGGTCTAATCTTCCTAATCCAACTTCTGCACCTGGATTTAATAGCATATGTCTCCAAGTTAAATGAGCAGCAAATAAAGATTTAGCAGAACCAACTGCTCCGCTTAATATAATAGTATGTGTTCCTAAATCATAATTGAATTGTTCTTTATCCTGTAAATCATATAGCACTTTATGTTGCCATTTAATATCCATAGGATTTACCTCATCAAATCGTGGGGTAGAACTATCTTTAATTTTTACTATCTTTTCTGTCATCTTCTTCCACTGGTTTAATTACTTGTATCTCTTTATTCGTATTATTATAAATTGGCTTTTCTTTTAACTCTTCTAACTCCTTAAATGATTTTCGTTTATTCTTTTCTTTATCTTTATTAAAATGTTCTCTATTTGCCAATTCTTTATCTCCTTGTTATTATTAGTAATCCCCTTTTTATGGTGTAGGAATTACGGGTAGTTAAGTCATTGCTATCGTTAGTCTTTTTTCTCCTCATTTTCGTTAGGATTAGGTAATTTAGAAGGATATGCAATAGTTATAGTATTATTTACATCTTCTTTAGTTTCAACAACTTGAGTATCTTTCCAGTCTTCTCTAAATCTATTCTTCATATTAAATATCCAACTGATAACATTCCCTCTACTTGTTCCCCTTGCAAGATCTATGCCTAATTGTTCCCACATTAACAATGATTGCATTTCCCCCATTCTTTTGGCTTCTACCCATTCTTTATGTTTTTTCTCCCATTCATATAGAGTATCACGAGAAACTCCAACACGACCAGCAAAACAGGCATATGATAGTCCTTCACTCATATGTGCTATAAGTTGATCGCAAAATTCTTCTTTATATTTTGAAGCTGTTTTTTTAGCCATTAAGCCCT